ACCAGCTTTAGCTGTCGTATGTGCTAATGTGGTGCCTAAATTAGCTAAGGCTGTTCCACCTGTTGCTGCCGTAGTACTACCTAAAGCACCTCCTAATGCACCTAATATACTACCTGAGCCACCTAATGTTGATAAATATCCACCTAACGGACCCATTGCTGCTGTTGCTAATAATGGAAGAGCAACACTACCTACAGTTTTCCACCAAGGCGTTTCTTGCAAATCCTCCGTTTGACCTGCTAATTGGTCAGCTATTGTTTTTTTCATTTGGGCTTGTCTCATCCCACTTAGACTTACTGCCATAATAATCCTCCTTCTAAATTTAATACTTTTTTACTTTTTTTCATAATTCTCATTCTATACTGTTGGTATAGCAAAATCTAATAATACATGCATTGATACATTGAAATAAGCATTCGTACCATCGCCAAGAATACCTTCCCAAGTAACAGGTTGGGCTATTCCAGCAGCATCTTGATTCGCTTTAAGTCTCATATATAATTGGCTTCCAGCTGGCAATGTGTAATCTCCACTAAAAATAAAGTCATGTGTTGTAAATGGTGATAAAAGATTCTCTGTGACTGATTCAACAAGTTGATTATCATTGGTCGCATCGGTTTGACCGCCATTTGCAACATTTCTTATATCCAATGTAGTATTACCTAACGTTGGACCTGCCCAGAAAGCACAGCTTAATACTCTTGTTGGCCATGGCAAAAGATATGATTTCAAAGCTGTTCCGTCAGCATACAAGGAAGGGTTAAGATACTCTCCAGCATCTGTACCGCCACTTTGATGAAAACTAACATACATATCTGGTGCGCCAGTCCTCATAGAAAATTCTGCAATTACGTGATGAGCAGTCCCTCTTACTCTAGGCTGTCTTTCCATTGATAGATTTGATGAAAATTCATACCATTTATTATCAATTTTACCAAATAGAGAAACTCCATTAGGAGTATTTCCAATAGCAATATCCCCGTTGTGACCTTCAGAGTCAGGAGGTTTTCTTTTAACAATTTTTGCCTTATCAGCTTTAAGATGGTCTAATATTCTTTCTTCTCTACGCATATTTAAGTCTCATCACCATTTGAGTTCTTTTTTTCGTTATCTCCTACAACTTCAAGATGAATCATCCAAGTTCCTGCAAGAATGTCATTATCTGTTTCCTCTACGGGAAATCCATAATTATTATCATATAATGGATTGCTTGTAGGATATTTTTGCATAACTCTCATCGCTATATGACTTCCTTTTCTATATATACGTTCAGTATTTAAGTCATATGAAAACATTGTATTTTTAGCATCTATTCGTGCTGTCGCCATATCTACAAAAGTTTCACTATTTTCGCTATCATAATTGCTTACTCCTGGTGGGTACAATTCGCTTTTTACATATTCTTCATTATATTGGTTAGGAGAACCTGGCCCAACCCAATCTCCAGCTTCATCATCCCACTTCTTTTGTCGGTTTGGCAATTCATATATAAATATACTTGAAACCATAGGCATTTCAGGGTCAATATTTACGGGAGGATTTCCGCCTGCAGCTGCTTCAACTTGCCCTGAATAATCTCGAAAAAATTGTTTTCCATAAATTCCTTTAATCCTAACATCATCATTAAGAAAATAAGGAATATGATACTGGTCTCTCCACAATGTACTTCCTTCAATACCTCCAGCTTCGGGGTGGGTAACCTGAGAGTTCCAATAAGCGAAAAATCTATGCGCATGAGTAATACCAGGAACACTATGCGTAAAATTTTCATATACAGTGTCTACCCCACCTATTGGGTCATCTGGACTTCTTCCGAATGACATCCAAAAATGATGTTGAGAAGGAGTCTCCCCTGCATGATTATAAGTATGAAGGAAATAGCTTCCGCCTTTATAAGTGCCTCCTCCGCCTCCCGAGTTTTTAGCAGATTGTCTTGGATGAAATTCATGCCATCTATTATTTGTTTTAGTAAACAATCTCATACCATTAGAAGTGTATCCAAGATAAATATCTCCATTATGACCTTCGGATGACGATGGTTTACGAGAAACTATTTTTGAAACATTTCTTTTATTATGATTTAATATTCTTGCGTTTCTATCCATTATTTTATTTGTTTTGTTCTATATATAATAGTTATATCATCGATTTCAAATTGAGCTGGAACTAAACCTGTATTTTCAAACTTAAGTTGAAATGAATATATATTATTAGCTTCGCTAGATGTCTCTGGTTTTAACTCAGCTTGAAGCCAATCATCTCCTGTTTGAAGAATATTACTTGAAATATTAGTTCCATCTTTAAATTTTTTCAATTGAAGAGAATCTCCATTTACGCCATATTTTACTTGAATATTAGTGCTATCATTAAATGTAAGTACTACATTGTCACTGATTGATGCGTTTTGATTTAATTCAAAGGTATAAGTACCTGTAATCGAGTCCACATAAGAATTATTAGGAATGCCTGTTCCAGTCACTAACATTCCTTCTTTTATTTGTCCCAATGTACTTACGTGATAGACAGTAGTACTTCCGCTCGTTAGTTGGCAATTAACAGCAGTATGATTTGCGCATTTATAAGTAATATATATTTTATAAATTCTCTTTCTTACACCAGGAGCCCCAAAATCAATGTCTTTAGTTACAGCTTCCATATCTCCTGTGCTAGTACCAAGATTTGGCGATGGAGAATCAGTCCATATTTTTGTCTTAGTATCATCTTCGTATATAAGCCTTCCAAGATATGTACCAAACCTTGAATCAACATTAGCCGTAAAAATCGTATCCTCTGAAAATGATGTCCATGACCTAGTTTTAAAGCTATATATTAAACTACTTTCATCAAATGTACCGCCACGAGAAGATGTTTTTAAACAGATTAATCTTTTAGATTCAGGCTCAAATCCAATAATAGGTGTATCATTTTCCTTTGATTTCCAAAAAGCTGTATATCCATCATCACCTACCCACATATTTCTTATTGTATTATCTGTTAATGACTGGATTTGTTTTCCATCATAAAAATAAACCCCTTTTGAGTTCATCCAAGCAATACCAATATCGGTTGCAACTGCTTGATTTACACTTCCTCCATCAAGACCATTGTATAAGACTTCTTGCTCTAATATTTCTCCACCTTTTTGAATATTCCATATTTGCAATCGATGTCTTTTAAATGACAATAATCTATCAGCGAATGTTTCAAGTTTAATAATTTCATCTCCATCATCTGAATTAAATCCTTCAAGTACGTAACCAGGAGCATCAGGGAATATGTCATATTTACCAACAGGAGATTTGATAATTCTATCTTGAAACGATGGGTCATCTTTATGCGTAAAATTCCACCCATTACCCCTAAATGTCAATTCTGTAGTATAACCATCATGAGCTAAAGTTCCTGTATTTTGATTTAATTCAAATGAACTGGCACTTTCAATAGATTTAACGTAAGAACCTGCCTGTATACCTATACCAGAAACTCTCATCCCAACTCTTAATCTTTTATCATTATAAGTAACAGTTGTTGATGTTTGATTAAGAGTGCAGTTATCAGTAAAAACCAAAGAATCAAAAATAGATTTTTCTTTTCTTTTTACATTTCCAGCATATATTCGATTATTTGCAAGGACAGCTGTTTTCCATTTAGCATCTAATTTTGCGTCATGATTATAACCATTAATAGTTTCATATGTTTCAAGGATTGGAGGAGCATACCATATAGATTCATCATTTGTAAATCCAGCAGAAATAACAGGGTTTGATGGAGTTGGATAACCCAATGACCTCCATTTTGCATATCCTCCGATATTTGATACTCCTGAGCCAGAACCTACAGGTCTAACGCCTTTTTGCAAATCATAATCCATAAGAAGATTTAATGAATTAAACCCATCTTCACTTGATGCCCAATATATTCTTCCTCCAGTAACTCTTTTATTTTCATTTAGAAAATTATAACTACCTTCATTACTAAGGTCTGTTTGTGGGTCTGTGGGATAGCTTCCGCTTCCAATTGTAAAAGCTCCGTCTTCATGAGTATTATCACTTCTTAATCTTATTATTAGTCCAAATTTCACAGACACCATTGTACTAGGCTCCCCTATACTTTGTGAATAACCTGTAATATCAAAAGGGTCTGTATCATCGTCAGAATCCGTACCAATTTCACTTGTTCCATCACGAAACCAGATTTCATCAACGGCCTTATGAGCTGTAGTCCCTGCCGATTGCCGTGTTGGATACATTGTGAATAAAGATGGAGCAGATTCTTGTTGTTTCATATCACCAGAACTTGCATCAAATGTTGTAGTGTGATAAAATTTATATCTTGTGCCAGTAGTAGGCATCCATGTACCTGTATTCACATTCCCTTCATCAAAAGTCAATGTTACTCCATAATCATCTGATATAACACTTCTACCTCTATCGACTCCATTTAAGTCAGAATTCCAAAGCGAACTATCCTCTTGGCCAACCTGGAAACTCCATGCGCTATCATCAACCTGATTGTTTGCTTGCTCAACTGCTGTTTCTGCAGTACTTCTTCCATCAGGACCGACACGTACATCAAAAGTTGATTGAGTATCTGTAGGAGTACCATAATTAAAATCTGTTACAACACCAAATATGGCACTATTGTTACTAGTTCCAAACAAGGAGCATGTCATACCGTTATAATAATTATTGCTAGTAGCCATTTCCCCATGGTCTATATTTGCATTATTTACTGTAATAGTTGAGCCTGCTATACTTGCAACGAAAGGAGTGTCGTTTTCGTTATCCCCTTCAACTACCCCTTTAGTCTTAGGACCTGTATTAATCATTTTTAAATTACTTGAATCTAATCCATGTTCAATGGTTGCGTCTCCTTCTTCCCATGCGCCAGTAATAGTTGCATCAGAATAAGTTGTTGGATAACTAGAGTCATCTCCTTCGCCATATACTTTAGATGATATATAATTTAATATTCTTGGAGCATGATTCACTTTTGAGAAGTTTCCATCACAAACTCTTAAATCTCCATCAGGAGCATAGAAAGAAAATATGTGGTCAGTAGCAGTAGCAGATATACCTAATGCTGTAGTAAGGGGGAATCCAAGAGTATCATCAACTGCCCCCATTTCATTCCAGCCACCAGCCCCAGAATTAGACACATCATCCCATACTTTAATATAATCTCCATCCGATGCAGCTAGATAGTTTGTTGCAGTTTCATTCCCACTAGCATCTCTATCTGAACTAAATCCAAATAATCCAATAGTACTTGGATTGTAATCTTTAGCATTCGCTGTAATAGTAGGGTGGTCTTTAAGCCTTCCAAGAGTCTTAAGACCTCCTAGAGAATCAACACTAAATCCTTTTAAAGCACTAAATTGATTATCAGCAATATCTCTATCATTAGTATTTGTGACTAACCCACCTTCGAATTTATTTAATGTTGCTTGCTGTTTAGGCATTTTTAATCAACCCTTAATCCTTTTATAAAGCCTCTAACTGCTCCACCAACTACATTGTCTAAAAGGTCAATAAACCAAGGTTCAATAGTATTGTTCCAGAAGTTTTTAGTAAAACTCCATTTACTCAACCCTAGAGTTATTGCTTTCCCAGCTCCATAAAATAATGATTCTACAAAAGCACATATATTATCATTAGGAACTTTTTTTAGTATCCATAATATTATTCCTGCACTACCACCACCAACTAACATTGTTGCGTTATTCATTAATGATTCAAACATTAATTAATCTCCTTTATTTTATTTTTTTCTTTCTTCAATATGTTCAGCGACAACAACCTTACATTTGCAATCATCACATATAACAAAATCCCTTGGAGGATGAGACATCTTTTCTAAAGAATCAACTCTAGCTTTTAAATGGTCCATGTCTTTATCGAGCTCATTTGGATTTTCTACGTATTCAAGGATTTTGTCTAATTTAAATTGTTTAGCTAATAATTTGATAACCTTCTCTACTATAACACCTGTTCCTATCATCTCCTATCCTCTAATATCAAATATTTTATTAAAATTAATTACTTTTTTAACTCTATCTTTAGTATCTATTTTTAAACTATCAATTTTATTATTTATTTTTTTAGGTTCAATTACTTCCTTGACCTTATCTACAGTATTTTCTTTAAAAGAATCAATTTTATCTTCCAATAATTTTATATCTGATTCTAAAGCTTTTATTTTATCTAAAGTAACTTTAATTTGAACAATACCACCATCGATAGAATTAATCATATCGTTTCTAACATCGCTTAAATGATTTCTCATTTTATCTAATTCATTTTGCCAAATAATAATTTCATCTTTAACAGACTCTACTACGACTTTAGCTTCTTCTGCTGTGGAAATCATACTTTTATACATTGGATAGTTAGCTGCAATTACCATTGATGCTGTAATTATAATATTTAAAATTCTATCTTTCATTTTTATCTTTGTCCTGTTTAATTAATTTAGTAATTATTTCGACTAATGATTGATATGACTTTACTATCCCTCTCATCTCTATTTGCATTTTCTTCTGTTGGTCAATCAATTTTATTATTATTCCTTCTAATCTATTAAACTTTTGATGAATATCTTTCGTTAAATCATCTTGTATATACTTATTTTGTTTCCATATAAAAAATCCAAAAGCCATTGCAACTGCCACAGGTATACCAAATTTTTCTATTATTTCTATTGGATTCATTTATTTCCATCTATAACTTCACCCCATAATGAGGTCATTCCATTTATTATTTGTATAACATGTACAGTGAATAAACCACCATTGAAGAAATCCACAATGGCAAACGCATGACTCCAATTATGCTGTCTTCCACCAAGCCATGAATTTTGTTCTGCTGACATATCTTTGAGACAACCTAAACTCCAAGCTGACTTTTGACCATCAATATGAGTGACTGAGCTTTGTTGAATATCATGATGATGTCCGTACATAATATTGCACCCTAGTCTCATTAAATGATTGCGTGTGTGTTGTATTCCAGCAAAGTGATGTCCATGATACATTACTAGCTTCCCTATCTTTAAGAATTTCCCCATAGGGTAATATGTGTATCCTCTTTCTTTTAATTTTACGCATTTTTCAAACCTATACCTTTCTTCTAAATAAGGATGTTCTTCAACAAATCTATTCATCCAATCATCATGGTTCCCTTCAATCATATATCTCTCTTTACAATTTGCTTTATCAAGAGATTCATCAATCATATCCATGCCTTTATTGACTTCAACTACATCATCATCAATAAATGGTAATTGATATTCTAATGGAGGTCTTTTCTTTTTTCTCCATTGCCAATGAGAACTCCCATGCCATTCCCCAACATCACCTAAATCAACATATATATCAGGCTTTACAATTTCAATAGCTCTTTTCACACAATTAATAGCTGGTATATCAGCTAACGGAAAATGTTTATCAGGTGTGACTATGGCACGTTTAACAACGCCCTTCTTTTTTCTTCCCATTTCAAAAAGCTCCTATAATTTAAGTTCCATCATATATAGCTGCTGGTAATGCTGTTGCTTTAATTATAAATGGAGCACTACATATCCCATGACTTGCCCTTACTCCATAAGTTAACCAAGCACTTTTAGTAGCCCCTCCTGTTCCAAACCCTATCCAAAAAGTATTACTCGAACCAATCGCTGCTAATTCTGCTGCAGGCAAAACCCATTTACAAGAAAAAACACCATCATCAGCCTCATCATCACTAAAAGTAACTCCTAAATAATCATATTCGTATTCTACTCCAATAGAATTATAGCCTGTTGAAGCATCTGCATCAGATAAACCACAAGTAATATTTGTATCTGTTGAACTAATATTTATAGTAAATGTAGCCTCTATCTCCACTAATTCACTTGGAGGTGTTTTAAATGTTACTTTATGAGTATCATCTTCAACTGTTATTGCATCTTGTATTTCATAAATTTGTTGATTAGTTAAATCTCCTTGCAATCTTGTATATCCAAGTATCATTCCTGCATAAGCACTATTTGCTGCACTAAATTCTGTTCCTGCTTTCTTAGCTATAAAATTACCAGTACCACTATCAAGAATTAAATCCCCATCAGAATCCAAGGTTAGGTGACCATCAGCACCTGCACTTACAGTCTCTAAAGTAGTAGCTCCTGTACCACCAACAACTGTAATTTTAAATGCATCATCATTATCACCTGCATCAAGAAAAGTAAAAATTCCTGAATTAGCATCAAGACTCAAATGATTACTTGAATCAATCGTTAAAGACCCTTCAGATGTAATTGTATCTCCATCTATATCTATATTACCCGCTATAGTAGTCAGTGAATCAGCACCAGCTCCAATAGTAACATCTACTTCATCATTAGTATCAGAACCTTCAATCGCTATCCCTGTGACAATATCATTCCCTGAAAAGGTATCACTTTTGGTTGCAACTTGAATTTCTAATTTTCCTGATTCAGTTCCATTAGAAGCATCTGCAATGGTACTTTTAATCTTACCAAATTGAGTTAATTCAGTAAGTGTATTGTCATTATATCCGTAAAAGCTAATACTTCCTAAAGTATCGCCGTCATCGCCAGGAAGACCTACAAGTCCACCATCTTTATTTTTCACAAAATTTAAATTACCAGAAGAAGTTGCATCAGCAGTTGATTTAATTATCAAATCAGGGTCGGCAGCACCATCATCAACAATAGTACATTGACCACCAGCAACATCAATGGTCAAGTCTCCTTCTAAATCTATAGTGACATCTCCTGATACATTTTTAATTGTATCACGTGTCCAAGTATGATGGTCTCTTGTTACTTTGCTACTCATTAGTTATAATATACCCATTGTACATCTTCATTATTAACACTTGCAAGAACATATATATCAGCTAAATCATCAATCTCTACACTATAAACATCTCCTGGATACAATGCAATTCCCGAATTAGCAGCAACGCCACTTCCTCCAACATATATTATTCCTGTATTTGATATAGATGCCATAATATCCACATGCTTACAAGCTGTGCTAGTAGTAAGAGCCTCAGCGCTTGTTCCAACTGACTGATTTTTTCCATGACCAATAGTTGAATGCCTTGAAGCATCAGGAACATGTGCATTAACATCTAAACGATTACTTGTTACCGATACAACATCACTATCATTATCAATGATTTTAACTGCACTTGTACCAACACTACCCATTTAATATCTCCGTCAATCCAGCTTTATCAATTTTTTCCATCTTATTTTTAAGCTTTAATCTTGCAACCTCTTCCAATGAATTAACTTTCCATTTTTCAAAGTTGCCTTTTATTTTAGATATTCGTTCTTGCTCAGTCTTATAAGACTCTTTAATATTTTCAAGCTTTCGTTCCCACATAATATATTCATCTTCTTTTTTATCAACCAAAGACTCAACAGATTTTAATTCAAGAGATTTATCTTTTTTCATTTCTTTTAATTTATTACAAGCGTCATCATACTTAACTTTTTCTTCATCCGCATCTTTTTGAATTACTTTAATTTTTGCAGATACTTCTTTAGCTTCATCTGACATTTCTGCAATTTGCTTATTATATTCAAATGATTTATTTTTAAAATATAATTCTTGATTGGATATATCTTCTTTAATAGCCCTATATTTCCTTTGAATCTCATTCAACTCATTTTCCTTTATTTCTTTTTGTTTTTGAATGCAATCAACATCTTCGATTAAATCATCTACTTTTTTCTTTTTAGTTTCAAGATAAGCAACGTCATCATTTAACTTTAAAGCCTCTTTATTGAGTTTTTCCACATTCTTATTAATGGAACTTTCTTCGTTCTTAAGAGTTAAAAGATGGGACTCTCTATCTTTAATATTTTTAGACATATCATATAATTTGAGTTTTTCTTTGGACAATAAACTTTTACTACTAGAAATTTCTTTTGAAATTGATTTAATTTCATTATTTAAAGATTTATTTTCTTTATCTAATGATTTAATTTCACTTTCTTTATCCTTGATATTTTTACCAAGTATCTTATTCCTAGCATCAAGAGATTTATTTGCATTTACTATAGATTTTTTTAAATCTTCATTGCTAACAAATATTTTTTTTCTACTTATTTGAGCCATTTATTCTCCTTAATGAAATGATAATACTTCAAATACTTCTGCTGTAGATGTTCCTCCAGAACTTTCAATTCTAATTTGGTCAATAAGTAAATTATCAATAGTTATAGGAAAATCGTCAAATTTTACAGTTATATCATCCCCCCATGAACCATTAATTTTTAAAGCTACTTTAATAGTGTCTCCAGCTGTTCCGCTTATAGGTATAAATGTAACTTCTTTCGCAGGGCCATCTCCACTTGTAGTCCAATCTGTACCGTTATTATCTGTATCATCGTCATCAACCGTTATTGTTACAGATGAATAATTTTCATATACTTGAAGATTTCCTGCCTCTGCTACTGTATATTTATGTAATGGTTTTGTCATATTTATTCTCCTTCCGAGTTATACTTTAAGGTCTTGACGAGACCGTGAGTGTATTATTTGCTATAATCATTTATAATTTTTATTATTATATGAACTAATGTAGCTATTAATATTCCAAGTCTTAACATATCAGGAAGAACTTCCCAAAAGCTTAATGCTACACCTCCTGCTCCTTGAGCAACTGTTATTAACGAGTCTTTATCCATCTTTATCCTTTTCTATTTGCATAAGAACTTCAATAGCTCCTTCTGCTTTTATTGCCATTGTTTTAAAATACTCTGATTTTTCCCTATAATCTTTTAATTGAGTTTGTAAATTTTCAATAACTTCTTTGTTACTCATATCTTTTACTACTTCTTTTTTAGCCTCTTTACTCATTATGTTCTCCTATTTAATATTAAGATGCTGCAAATGGAGTAGCAGGTGTTCCTGCACAATGGATATTTCCATTTATATGCCATACATCAGCTGCTATATTTGTAATCGTAAAAGAACTTCCAATTTGAGCTTTGGTAGTACCGTCAGTTGTAATAGCACTAAAACTATCACCTGCTTGAGCAGCCCATATATTTGAACTTGCATCACCATCAACATCTATAGCATGAAGTTGTCCATGTATTTTTTCATTTGTTGTATCGGTACAAACTACTTTATGTGAATTAGAAGTAATTGTAACTGCAATATAAAAATGGTATGTAACTCCAATTAAATCCCCGCCTCCAGAATCAGGTAATGTTAATACCGCTCCATCAGCATCATTAAATATAAATAACTTTCCAGATTCGGCTTCAGTTAAAGTATCATTAGCTGTTACATTTTCATAGCTTAATTTAGCTCCTTCTAAATATGCATTAGTTAATATTAATTTATCTTGAGATTCATCCCATAACATATGGGAACCTGATGTAGCTCCAAAGAATTTAACATCATGACCAGTGTCATCTACGCCTACTGTTAATGAACCATATTGAACAACTCCATCAGCTGATGTATCCCATAGCCAAAATCTACTTGCTGTATCACCAAAAAATTTAACATCATATCCAGTATCATTTACTCCTACACTTAATGAACCATCTATTTGAACAGTTCCATCAATATCTACCGCATCTAAATTTGTAACTCCATCTACATCTAAATCTGTTCCTACATAAAGTTTTTTAGCAATACCAACACCACCATCAACTTTTAAAGCACCTGTAGTTGTACTAGAAGCATCTGTTGTATCATTAATATCAACTGTTCCAGTAACATCTAATTCATCATTAATTGTAGTAACTGAAGTAGTATGACCTATTGTTACAGGAATACCGCTAGTTAAAGCAGCTATATATAAAGTTCCATTAGAATTTGAAATATAAGAATTAGTACCATTGTGAGAAATTACTAAGTCATCACCAGTTCCAAATGATGCCCCTGTACTATCTGGGAATTTTAATGCATCTTCACTCTCATCCCATAACATATATCTTCCACTTGTTGCACCAAAGAATTTAACATCATGCCCTGTATCATCAACTCCTACTGTTAAAGTTCCAATTTGAACTACACCATCCGCAGATTCATCCCATAGCCAATATTTTCCTGAAGTAGCACCAAATAGCTTAACATCATAACCTGTATCATCAACACCAACATTAATTATACTATTGTCTTGGTCGAAATTCATCATTGCAGCACCACCAACAGTAACGGTTAATAAATCGCTACCATTATCTGACATATAGGTATCTCCACCACCATCAAAATATAATTTTTTATTACTATCTATTTCTAAATCAGCACCTAATACTTCAGCTTTATCGTTAGCCTCATCTAATTTTAATATATTTAAAGTACCTACATAGAAATCTAAAATATCATCACCACTTTCATGTATATAAGTATGACCTCCATCACCATCTAAATATATTTTATTAGTAGCTGTGACACCTATTTCTCCTGCTGGAATTACATCTCCAGAAGTATTTAATGTTAATTTTGTAGCATATGAACCACTAGTAAGACTTGCCCACGTCATAAGTCCGCCGTCAGCAACTTGCCATTTCCACTTATCTGCGTTATTATCTCCTTCATCAGCCCATAATTCCATTAAAGCTGGACGAGTTTCGGCTCCAGATATTCTTAACCCTGAAGATGTTACAATAGCATCCCATGTACTACTGCTAAAAACCTTTGATACTCCTGCATGAGTATTACTTTCCGTTTTCCACGATGTTGATGATGAACCCATTAAATTTCTCCTTTACATGTATGGAACTGCTAAAGTTCTCACACCGCTTTTACGTGATGGATACTGAGCTACATTCTTTTCATACATTCTTCTATAATACATTGCTTTTTCTAAATCCGCTTGGTCTTCGTATAATCTTGCTTTTAAATAACATATGAGAGTATTATGTAAACCGCTTGTAAGCCCTAAATCTGTTTCTAAATCATTATCAATTGATGATGGAGTATTATAAAATGCATGATATGTTATACGTAATCCTTTATCTATAAATAATGATGTAAATGAACCGCTATCTTCAGCGCTATATGTAGCTGTTATATAAAATTCGTCTGCGTCAATTTTTGTTATTTCATAATTACTATTAGAATCTGCTGACGCCGTATCATAATACGAATCAGGAGAAGAAGTAATAGAGACTCTATCCCCAGTATCTAATCCATGAGCTGCAGATGTTGTTATTTTTGTCGTCCCCGCAACGGTACTTGTGTAATTAGCAAATGTACTTATTGTCCCACTTAAATTTCCGTCACCTTGAAACGTATCATACTTTTCTTTTGTTCTTTCGCCTGATGTCGATGCTGTATCAAGGGAAACTATTGCTAATCTTTTATCATCATTATACCATGCAAAATAATCATTTGGATATGTTCTTTTATTTGTTGCCATAAAAATCCTTAAGTTAATGAATCTTCTGATTCGTCAGTATCATCTCTCAATAAGTTATGAGAGTCAGCTAATTTTGGTATCCTTACATATCTATCATTTGTATCTAATATTTCAACTTTTACTATATCGATTACATCTTCATCCAATTGATACCATCTCTTTTTTATTTCTAAATTTGTTTTTGAAGACACTATATGCTCTTGCTTTGTAACTGCTATATCCATCAAACCTTCATTTACAAGTGTTAACATATAATTTTCAGGTTGACGACCAAATATTCCTTCTAATTGAGATATAACACTTTTAATTGTTAAACTTCTTGCCATTATGAAGCTCCTTCCTTAATGTTTCCAAGTGCTTGTTGATAATCTGTACTTAATGCTTGTAATTGTGGAGCATATACTTCTTGGTCTTCTTCTGAAAGCATCATATATTCGACTGCTTTAATAGCTGCATATAATATGACTAAGTATTGAGCTTCATCAGGAAAATTACTTATTGAAGTTTGAGTAACAATATCATAACTACCACTATCCCCAGCTGTAAATGCTGGATAAGTAATAGTTTCAACATATGCATAATTAGAATCAGTTGGAGTTGGAGCTATTTCAAGAACTCCTGATTTAATCCAATATACTGGGTCTGTGGTCGTAGCATAATTCATTAAATCATTTATATCATCTACTCTACCTCGCATTGAAGAAGAAATTCGTCTACATTGCTGTACACTTGTTCCATCAAATAATACCACATTTCCTATTTTTGAATTAGACAAAGATAAAGTAGTTGAGTTATCATCTAATGTATTAGACCTTGTTAATAAATCAAGATATTTAGGTGTTTTAGATATTATATTAATAACTTCCCTTGCTCCATCTGTCATCCATTGAGCTGCGTGGTCTCGAAAATCTTGTCCAGTTATAGTATCCTCATCTCCTAAAACTGTTCCTAAATCAGCATCAAAACCACTTAAAGCATATATTTGTTCTGCTAAAGGTACCGACATTATCTAGCATTCCTTTCCGCAATATCTTGGTCTATTGTTGTTTGGCTAAACTCAAGTTGAGTTTGCCCTGACCAAGTTGTACGCATATTTACATGGTCTTTTGTATTATTGAATTTCACACCAAATACATGACCACATTTACATATATGACTTTCATCTATTTTAAACTCTACAGTCTTAGAACAATCATTACAATAATATGTTCGTGTTCTAGCCATATGTAGTTTCACTTCTTTTACGAGCATCATTACTTATTATGAGTCCTTCTCCAGACTTTTCCATTTCTTTAGCTTTCTCCATACCTTCTTCATCATATGAAAGCTTTTCAACTTCTCCTGTTTGTTGATTTAATACGGTAGGCATATTATTTACTCCTATATAAAATTGTTAAATTCTTTATGGGATTCGGAGTAAGCCCTTTATACGACTTACTCCATAGTTCCCAATAACTATTAATCCTTATGTGTTCGGATTATGCAGCACTAAATCCATCAAGCGCTGGTGAACGTTTCACAATTGCTTGTTTAAGTAAGTGAGCACTATCTTGATTCACTCCTTGAACAAATATGTAAGGTACAATAACATCACCACTATCAAAAGTATATGACATTGTTGTACTTGGAGCTGCTAAAGTTCCAGCTCCCATTACACCATTAATTTCATGCTTAAATGTTACAACACCTGCGCTAGAAACATCTATTCTTAGCCTTAGATTTTGACTATTAGCAGTAGCTTCAGTAGAATCTGTAAAAGTACCACTACCACTATTATTTAAATCGCTAGCTAATTGAATATCATCAGCTGATTGAACTCCATATGCCACAAAATCAGTATATAAAGGGTCTCCACTTGCTGCAGCCAAAATATCACCATGACCAGGAGCAAACTCTTGAACCTTTCTAAAACCAATTATAGCACAATCAAAGTCAGTATAATCTGCACTAAACATAGTACAATCAAAAGACGCTGAATGAGTTCCAACAACTATTTTGTTTCCAGGACTTCCCATTTGACTTCCACCAAGCACCATTTCAACACCAACATTATCAGCAGTTTCATTATCTGTTTGAAGATTTAAACCTGCTGCAGTACTTGCGGTATCAACCGCTGGCACTGTACCTGTTACTGTACCAGGACTTGTAGCAGTTGCAGTATAAACACCTATATTGCAACAAGCTGCTGGAAATAATTGTCCATTTGACCCAGGAAATATCATGCTATATTTATCTCCTTCAGCCATAACTCCATGAGCAGAAACACCGAGGTTTGATACTATAGGTGCTGGACAATCAATATAATTCCAATCAAATATAGTTTCAGCTCTAGTCTTTCCATCATAAGCACTACTATTTTTATTTAAAACATCACTTCTCATTATTCATATCCCCCTTAAATAGTTTCAACGTTAATCAAAGCGTGAGTTTCAGGAAGAGATACTTCAAGACCAGCTTCGGTCAATATCATATCTTTTCTTAAATCTTCATCAGCTTGTTGTACGTTAGTTGTGATTGAAGTGTCTCGATTAACACCGTTACCAACAAGAGGTCTATACGAAACATGGTCAAGGTCAACAAAACACATGTGACCTGAAGCATTATTTCTAAATAATGGCTCTTTAACTAAACTTACTGAGCCATGCACAGTATCTATTTTAGTTACTTTATGTCCAAATGAACCATCAGCCTTTTCGATATTATATCTTATTTCATTGGCCATACTTGCATCTACAAATCCGCCAAGTTTATTAAAATGAGATATAACAGGCAATGAAGCTAAACATAATTTAGCATCAGAACCGCCACGAGCAGGGTCATACATGATTTCAAAAGCACTAAGCAAACCATCATAAGTTAATTCAGCTGTAGTGAATGTTCCTAAATATGGATTGCCTTCTGAATAAGAACCTATAGAACCATCTGTTGCTGTTCCGCCATTTTGTAAAATATGACCAACGATACCTTCAGTATATTGTATTCCACCTTGTGAACCTCTCATACCAAAAAGCATAGCTCTTTCAATATCTACTTTATGTTCTCTTAATTTAAGATTCCATAAACGAGCCCACTCATCAGAGTAACCACGATATACTGTAGCTCTTGCTGTATTAGTCATTTCACAAGCTGTTTTAAAGATTTGAGTATACCCATAATCATTATCAAGCTCTTGTGACCATACATCAGGAGCACCTGAACCTTGCTCATACGATGTTCCAATAACTACAGCTTCAGCATCATCAGTAAGTGAAGTTGCTGCATCTGCTGTTGGAGCGGAAGCAATACATTTTACAACAATATCAGTATCTGATGCATTATGGCTTACAGATTCGATTCTAGCTGTTGCTTGAGTTATAGCACCAGTATCATTGCCACCATCTTTATTTTGGTCTGCAGCAAACTGAATAACCATACCTTTAATTAACCAATCAACAGACGCTCCACCAGATGTATCAACATTTATAGTACTATTTAAGCCTGGTGCATTTAATGTCTGCGCTGTCTTAACTAAAAAGCTTCTATCTGTTATAGAAACTTTTG